AAACTCCTGTAGAAAGACTTGCTGATTATGTAAAATCAAGATATGAGACTAATGAGGTGTTTGATAACTTAGTATCCAATCTATTGGCTAAAGAGAAAATAAACATAGAAGAAGCAATTATGTATGCTTTGGATGAAGATGGGGATTGGAAGATTAAGTTTGTAGCAGATTATTATAACAGAACATTTAATATATGAACATTCTTTGTTATGACATAGAAACTATGCAAGAGTTCTTCTTGATTGTTGTTTATAACCCACAAGAAGACAAATATTATGAATTTAGTTTAAATAAATGGCAAGATGACCTTTACAAGTTTATCAAATACACAGAGCAGCACACTGACTTCTTTTGGGTGGGTTACAACAATCTCAGGTTTGACAGTCAAGTGGTTGAGTGGGTCATCAGAAACTATGAAAAATGGTACGATTTATCTAACTTGGACATATGTGGAAGAATAGCACAGAAAGCAGCAGATGTTATACATGATGCTAATTATGATGTGTTTCCTGAGTATAGAGAAGAAGAATTATCCCTACGTCAACTAGATCTCTTTAAGATTCATCACTACGATAATAAGAATCGTAGAGTGAGCTTGAAGAGGCTAGAGTTTGAGATGGATCTTGAGAACATTGAAGAGATGCCAATTCATCACACTAAAACTGACATGACTAAGGAAGAAGTGGTAACAACCATCAATTATTGTATAAATGATGTACAAGCTACATATCAATTCTATCTTATCACTATTGGTAAATGTGAACATCCTTTATATAAAGGAAACAATCAAATAGAACTGAGACAGGATATAGAACAAGAGTTTGATATTCCTTGTCTTAACTATTCAGACTCTAAGATTGGTGATGAGATGATCAAGAAGTATTATTGTCAGGAGAAGAACATTACATATAAAGAGCTCCCTAAAAAGGGATTCTTTAGAAAGGAAGTGTTTGTGAAGAAATGTATTGCTGAATATGTAGCATTCCAAACTGATGAGCTTAAACAGTTTCTATTACGTATTAAGAAGATGAAACTTGGTATGCAGGATGATTTCAAAGAAGAGATACATTTCTATGGTAATGTATATTCTTTTATGAAGGGCGGTATTCATACAGAGAATAAGCCTGAAGTGTTTGAAGCTAATGATGAATATGAAATCATTGATTGGGATGTTAGTTCATACTATCCAGCCATCATTATCAATAATGGGCGGTATCCTCAGCATTTGGGTAAAGAGTTCCTTAGAGGTTACAAACAAATGTTTGATAAACGATTGGAACTTAAACCATTAGCTAAGAAGGATAAGAAGATTAAAGGTATTGTAGGAGCACTAAAGCTTGCTGTAAACTCTGTTTATGGTAAGAGCTCAGACATGCAGAACTGGATATATGATAGACAACTCACTATGTTCACCACTATTACAGGAGAACTTAGTCTAATGATGCTGATTGAGGCATATGAGCTAAGAGGTATACATGTTATTAGTGCTAATACAGATGGTGTTACAATTATGATTAAGAAGTGTGACATAGAACTTATGAATGCTATTAACGAGTGGTGGATGAATCTCACTAGTTATGAATTAGAGCGCACTGATTACAGTAAGATTATATTTTCAACCGTAAATGATTACATAGCAATTAAAACAGATGGAGAAATTAAAAAGAAGGGAGACTTCCTCACGGATTTCGAGCTTCATAAAAACAAGTCTGCTCGTATTGTTCCTCTTGCCCTTGAAGCTTATTATGTACACAACATACCTATTGCTACTACTATTATGGATCATAATAACATCTTTGATTTTTGTCTTAGACAAAAGTCTAGTAAAGATTTCCATTATGAGGGATGGAATAGAGCAAGGGGTGAAAAGACTGTATACAATAAGCTCATAAGGTATTATGTTAGCAATACAGGAGAGAAACTCTTAAAGGTTAAGAATCCTGAATGTACAACAAATGCTGTTGATGTAAGCCAAGTGGAAGCTGGTGAGTGGGTGTGTACAGTTTGTAACTTTCTTCCTAAGAACACAGATGTAGATACAGCAGGAATTAATTACCAATATTACATTGATAAAGCTGAACGTATAGTTCATAAAATAGCTCTCAATGGTAAGAAACGTAAGATTGTTGTTGATCCAAATCAGCTTAGTTTATTCTAAAATCACATAACATGTACGAATAATGTGAGAATCTACACATTATTCCTACTTATAATGTGTTATATGTTTTAAAAGATTTATTTGGTAGTTTCATTATTTTTATTTACATTTGTATGTAAAAAGATATAATTATGAAATCTCAGAGACTAATTTACTCCCTCTCTTGTCCATTCACTAATCAGATACATTACATTGGTAAGTCTACACAAGGTATGATAAGACCTTTGCAGCACTTAACTAAAAGTCATTCTGAGAAGGTTCAAGAGTGGGTTAATAGCCTCAAAGATATAGGTCATGCACCTGTTGTCAATGTTCTAGAATATGTTCCTTTAGAAGAAGACTTAGATGGTAGAGAAAGATGGTGGATCCAGCGTGAGCTTGATAAGAATTCACTTCTCTTAAATAGCTGTCTTGTTACTCCTTTGCTAATATCTAATGATTTAGACAAGATATTGGGTAATGGAGAAGACATGGAACATTTAAAAATAGCCAACTTTGTCAAGCAAAAAAGAAAACAGATAGGAATTGACCAAAAAGAGTTTGCTGAAAAGGCTGGTGTGGCTCTCACTGTACTAAGAAAAATAGAACAGGGAAAGACTAACTTGAACCTTGATGGTATTCTTCAGGTTCTTAAAATGTTTGGTTGTACACTAGACGTTACTAGACTTAATAAATAACTTATATTATTAATGTGTTATAAAAAGGACAAAAACAGCTTTTTGTATCCTTATAACAGACATTGTATACAATAAAATATAATATATGAGTAAAATAACAAGAGAAAACTTAGGCGATCATCTTATAGAGATGCAATTAAAACTAGTTGGTCGCACTGTAGAAGATGCGCTAAAAGATGAATGGTGGTTTAGTAACATCACCATGACTAAAGAACAACATACAGAATTTATGGTGTATGCATTTCCATTAGTTAAGAAGATTCTTAAATGTAATAAGGAAAAAGCATGGCGTACACTAGATTGGTTTAATTTACAATTTGGTCTTAGAATTGATCCTACCTATTATGAATACCAAGAAATCAAGAAAAAGGTAGAAGAAGAACTTAAAAACAAGAAAAATGACACAACAAGAGTTGATACAGAAGTATCCACGGATATTTGAGCCATACGAGGGTAATCCTTATGGTGTAAATTGGGAAGTTCCTGATGCGTGGCTTCAATTGGTTGATGACCTCTGTGGATCTATTCAGTCTCACGTTGACCATTGGAAAATGTGGGATGCTAATGGTGAACACAGATGTCCTCAAGTTAGATGTAGCCAAGTTAAAGAGAAGTTTGGCGCTCTTAGATTCTATTATTCAGGAGGTGATCAACACATTGATGGTATGATTAGTCTCGCTACACACATAAGCTACAATATATGCATCAGTTGTGGCTCTAGAGAAGACCTTGGTAGAACCGAGGGATGGATTAGCACTAAATGTAGAACATGTGCTGAAGCAAATGATGATGTATGGAATTCATTTAAAAATTTAAAACAATAAATCATGGGATCAAGTTGGTTTCAAACTCAGTCAAAAGGTAAAACTGTACAACAAGCTTATAATAAAGCTGTAGATCGTGCTGATGATGAATATGGTCATCAAGAAGGCTACAGTGGACAGATTAATAGCACTTCAGGATGCAGAGATGTTACAAAAGAGTTTATAGCTAGTAAGAAGAGTATAGAGCAGTATATGAATGAAGCTGCAGACAGGCTTACTAAACATCAGGGAGCACAGGCTATTTGTATTCAAGAGCCAATTGAAAATAAGAACAAAACCAAGAGCCAAGTGGAGCATATTGTCACTCCTGGTACAAAGAAATGGGTTCTTACATACATTGTATATGGTGGAGAGTCTAGAATTGCTAGTGCTGTAACCAAGGGAGATGCTGTTAAACGTGCTCGTGCTTATTCAGAGAAGAATCAATGTACCACCACAATTAAGATGGAAAGATGTCTTAATAATGCATCTCATGCGCTTGTAGCTAAAGTGACATATAAACCATCCACTACCGAAAGAGATGGTAGATGGGTATTCTTTGGTTGGGCTTCAGAATAAAAAACAATAGTTATGATTCAAGAAGATTTTGAGAGAGATTTCCTCAAGGATGTGATATATTTGCAAGAAAGAGTGTTTGAGTTAGAAGCTCAGATTATGGAAGAGATTAACAGGAATTCAGCAATAATTAAAGTGATAAAAGATGACTCTAAAGATAACATTCAAGAAGTACGAAACATTAATCCAGCGAGGATTTACGTTGGATATGATCTACCTTTTGAAGATGATTCAAGAGGAGTTCGATGTGAAAACCCTCTGTCAGAATACACCGAAGTTATGTCTACTCTGTCAAACAATTCTCAGGAGACAGTTAATCACTGAGGATTATAAGCTCACAATAGAAGGCAAGGACTTACTTGCCTTCTTTGACACTCCTACTAGAGAAACAATTGTAAGGGTTAAGCAAGATGATGATTTGTTTGAAGCCTGGTGGAAGGTTTATCCAGGAACAGATACATTCACGCATAAAGATGTAAGTTTTACAGGAAATAGAGCACTAAGACTTAATAAAGAGGAATGTAAACTCAAGTTTGATAAGATTCTTGGTGAAGGAGAATATACAGCTGACATTATGATAGCAGCATTACAGTTTGATGTTCTACAGAAGAAAGAAAACTCTGTAAAGACAAAAGCTAATAAGGTGACATACATGCAAAGCTCTATTACATATCTGAATCAAAGAACATTTGAGCCATTCATAGAACTAATCAAAGAAGGTGCTAACATTGAAGAATCTATAAAACCTGTTGGTGGTGTAGATATATAAAAACAAATAATATGAATCCAAAAGAAAAAGCAGCATATTTAGTAGTTAAATACATGTCAAAGGTGGTTAGTAAGAATGTGGCTAAAGAATGTGCGTTGGTAGCTGTAGATGAGATATTGAAAGCAGTAGATAATCCTGATGAAACATATTTAATGAAACATTCAGTTGAATATTGGCAAGAAGTAAAAGAAGAAATACAAAAAGCATGAGTGGATTTAAGATTTAAAAACAAATAAACAAATGAAGATTACAAAACAAGATTTAGCCTTATCATTAATCATGATTTTAACATGGGTATTAATTTACTTATTAACTAAATAACTATGGCACAACAAACAGAATTTATTCCATACGAACAAGCATTAGAACTTAAAGAATTAGGTTTTGATTATTATAACTATGCTTGGTATATTATTATTGATGAAAAACCAATGATAACGTATTTTAACTATAGCGGTAATCATGAGAGACATTTATGTGCACCTTTATATCGTCAAGCATTTGAATGGTTTAGAGAGAAGTATAATTTATTTTCTATAATAGATGTTGACCAAACTATGGAACCTAAGTTTTGCTATTCTTTATCAAGATACAAGGGTGATTTTCAATGGGATAATATGCTACCGACTTATTCAGAACTATATTATACCTACGAAGAAGCAGAACTTGCTTGTCTTAAAAAACTTATTGAAATCGTTAAAAACAAATAATATGAAACTATACACAGAAGAACAAGTAAGATTATTGCTTGATTTAGGTAAACTTAAGTTAAATAGAGAAATGTATTCTAAAGATGTGTTATTGCAACAAGTAGCACCAATAGAACTACCAAGTGATGAGGAGATAGAAGAATTAATGAATAAAAATGGATACTACGAACAAGATTATGATGATATATGGAGAGAAGGTGCTAAATGGATGAAAGAACAAATACTTAACCAAAACAAATAACCTATGATACAAGACTTAAACGAAATTAATTATTCAATTAACGAGGGTAGATTATTAATGGCAGCATTGGCAATTATTACTAATGAATGCAGAACAAATAAAACACCTAATGAAGTAATAAGCGAATTAAACCAACGAGCAGACGATATGTTTCAGGTTACTGAATTAAAAATAGAAACTTATCCAAGTAAATAAACAAATAAACTATGGCACAACAAACAGCAGTAAGTTGGTTAATAGAACAATTAGAAGTTTTTGTAACTCTTGATGAGGAATTAACGTGGGATAAAATGTTTGACAAAGCAAAAGAAATGGAGAAGGAGCAGATAATAAAAGCATTTAATGACTTAAATGATGATATTGGTGCAGAACAATACTACAACGAAACCTATAACAAAATGTGATTTTTGGTAGTATAACTGCCTATATCCATGTAATTTTAAACTAAATCACAATATATTATGAGTTTTGAATTATTAAGATCAGAGGTACAAAAGGGTATTGATGGCAAGAATAACGGTATACCTATGGGTTTTAATAGACTCAATAAGTATATTGGTATTAGGAAAGGTATATACACATTGATAGGTGGTCTCACTGGTTCAGGTAAAACTAGCTTTGTAGATGATGCCTTTGTTTTGAATCCTTATGATTGGTATATCAGTCAGAAAGCCCCAAATATCAAGTTACGCATCATATATCGTTCAATGGAACGTAGTAGGACGTATAAACTTGCTAAATGGGTGAGTAGAAAGATCTTTCTTGATCACGGATTTCTTATTCCTGTTAATAGGTTATTAGGTTGGACAGATAAAATGACTCATGATGAGCATGATATGTTCCTTATGTATGAAGATTACATAAATAACATGTCTGACATTATTACAATTATTGACGGTCCAGAGAATGCTGTAGGTATTGCTAAGGAATTACGAGCGCATGCTGTAAAAAATGGGCGCATTGAACAGATTGATGAGTACAATAAGTGCTATATTCCTAATAATGAGGATGAGATAACAATTGTTATTCTAGATCATATAGGTTTGTTAAAGACTACAAAAGACCAAACAACAAAGAAAGAGGCTATTGATAAAATGTCTGACGAACTCAGGTATGCAAGAGATTTCTACGGATACACTCCCGTAGTTGTTAGTCAGTTCAATAGATCTATTTCAAACTTACAGAGACTTAAAAATGGTGATGTAGAGCCTCAATTAGAAGATTTTGCAGAATCTAGCTCTACACAGAACGATGCAGATGTTGTTCTTGCTTTATTTGATCCTATGAGATATAAAGTGAATGACCCATCAGGATATGAATTAGAAAAGCTTATAGATAGGTCTACAGGTGCTAAGTATTTTAGATCATTACGCCTAATTAAGAATAGTTATGGTGAGGATGATGTACGAATAGGCTTAGGCTTTATGGGACAAATAGGTATGTTTAAAGAGCTGCCTAAGAAGAAGGACATTACAGATGCAGATTATGAATCTGTAATTAACAAATCATTTTTTCTAAACAAATAACTATGACAAGAAAAGAACTGGAACAATTAGCAGAATCTGCTTGGGAAGGATGTCATCATTGTGATGAGAA